ATTTTTTGATTTCGTCCGATAGATTTAAAAAATATTGAATTAAACCCAATGGCGGAGCCGATACGATCTTCCAAAACATTGAAAAGCCCTCAGCCATCATGCCCAGACTATTTGACACTATCATGACACCACCCGTTACCAGGGATATCAATTTTTCCCTGTTGGCCTGGATCTGTTTGCCCCACTCAACAAAAGCGTCCTTAGCCCGGTGGGTCAGATCGATAAAATCCTTGTTTTTTGTAATGAGGAATCCAATCTCTTCTTTGGTGTCCCCCAACGCGTTATTTGCCTGCTCCAAGCCGCCTGCCAATTCTTCCACGGCAGCCCTTGCAGCCCCGCCAAACTCGCTTTCAAGCTCTTTTAGGATGATCTCCTGGGCACCCATCATATCCCCGGATTCCTGCAAAGTTTTGATGAGCTGTTTTTGTGTGCCTGTAAAAGACACCCCGGCCCTGCCCAGGGCTGTAAGGCCCACGGTGGGATCATTCAGCGCCTTGCCGATCTGCAGGATGGCAGAATTAAGATCCTGCCCCAGAATCGTGGACATATCCATGGCCGCTTCCGTGGTTCGTTCAAAGGCCTCGCCCTTCACCTCCTTGAACGTGGCCAGAATGGCCATGGCCGACATGGTGACCTCATCCCCAAAACGGGTGACCTCCTGAAAACCACTTGCCATGGCCTTAAGCTGGTCCAGGTTAAACCCCGCTGCATGACCTGTGGCTATGAGCACGGATTCGAGTTTGCGCTCTGACGCCTCCTGCTCCTTGGCAAGGTCCACAGACTCGGAAACAACCGCAGAAAGTTTCTGCCAGCCCACGGCAGCGGCGGCAACTCCGGCTACGGCCACGCCCATCTTTACAATGGTGGCCGTGGTCTTCTTGACTCCGGCCTTCAGGTCATTGCCGGCCCGGTCCATTTTTTTAAAAGACCGCGCGCCCTTATCACCGGCGGTATCCGATTCTTTACCAATTTGCCGGAACCCTTTAACTACGCCCTGATCATCAATTTTAAGGGCTATTTTAACGGTGCCGGTGTTAGACATTGATTGACCCGCCCCAGGTCAAGCCATTCTTCATAGGTGAGCATGTCGGGGTCCAAGGGGTACCCTGCAGCAGCCAGACACCGGATCTCCAGCAACTTAAGCGTATAAGGATGAATGGACTCATTAGGCACCTTGGGGCAGTTCTCACACGCCCAGGCCAGGCCGGATTCATCATATTCCTCCTTGCATTTTTCATAATCCTTTTCACTGCAGATGTTCCCCTTTGATATGGCGGTCAGATCCCGGCTCAGGATTAGTTTGGGTTGGTATCTTCCTTTGTACCGTCGCCCAGGTCCTTGTCTTCATCCCTGTCCGATGTGTTCTCAAAGGCATGGATGGCCAGGGTATCAACCAGATCTGCGTTGTTCGTGCAGAACCAGTCTTTCCAGTCCTCACGGTACCCGGGGCTCCCCGGGTTAGATGATACCGGCACCACCTGGCCGTCCCGCTCTTCCCCAAAATCACCGTCCCGGAAGCCTTTAAGGATCTCCTTGCCCCATGCCTGCCTGTTCTCGCCGGTGCGGTTCACCACCTTGTTGCGCACCCGCTTGTGCATTCCGTTGATGTACTTGGCCTGCTCGGTCGGGGCGGGAGTACGGTAATGCAGCTCAAGGGTGGAGCCGGAAATATTGTCATATAAACGCAGGGTATTGGGCTTGTTGGATGCAACTCTCATTGATAGATTTTCCTAAAGTTAAATTATGGATTAGTTGGCGTAATACTGTGCCAGATTTTTTACTGTCACAATCACGGACCCGTAGGTGCCGTCCTCAAGCACGGTCATGTCGCCTTTTTCAGCCAGGCGCTTGCCGTTGGCCGTGACCGGTGCCTTAAGCACACCCAGCCTGGGAAAAATAATCTGAACCTCGTAATTCTGGCCGGATCCATATTCCGCCCCGGATGCTGTGATGGATGCGGCAAAGGTCTCATTGCCGGTCATGTAATTGCGTACAATGTAATCCCGGAACTCACGGTCCAAAGACAGCGTCTGGGTCCGGCCTTCCCGGAAATACTGTGAGGCATAGAGCCCATTGCCGCCAATGGCAAATTCCACGGCCCCGTTGTTGTTCAAGGTGTGCTCAATGGAATTGATTTCAGCCCCCAGGTTACGACCGCCCTGGATGGCGGAACCGTCCCAGGTCCCGCCCAGAGAAAAGGTCATTTCCGATACCCGCAGCGGGGTTTCTGACACCCGTGCCGGCATGGTCATCCAGCCCACTTCCGTGGGTGCATACAGCACCTTGTATGTCACATTGTCTGTGCTGATTGCTGGGGCGGTGATGGTGACCTCTGCCGGTGTGGCACTGGACACCGCAGAAAAATCCACCTCGGTCCACACTCCGGAAGTCAGCTCCACCCGGATCTGGTGGATGGCATCCAGACGTTCGGTCGCAGTTGATCCGGCAACACCATTGGCCGACAGGGTAAGCGCCGTAACATTACCGGCGGCAGTGATCTCCTCTTCGCCCACAGACGCATCATGCTTGCCCGTGCCAATGCAATCCCCCTTGACCTGGCACCAGTCATCCTTGGAAAAAGTAGCGGTCAGGGAATTGACAAACATGGAACAAAACCGCTCCTTGGCAATGGTTTTACCCATGCGCTGGGCCGCCGTAAAAGACGGCAGAGACCGCTCTGTTTCCAGATCCCCGTCAATGGGGGTGATGGTTTTCTTGTACCCGGACCCGGCAGCTGCCGACGCAATGATTCCCAGAGCATAGGCGTAAAGAAACGCAAAATGCTGGGGCTGGGCCTTGGGAAAATTCAAACTCAAGGCCGAAGTGCTGCCCAAGTCATATATAACGTCCGCCTCTTCTTTTCCGGTCAGCTCATCAACATTGTCCTCCCGGCGTGGCTCAAGGGATATAATGTCTCCCACGCTGGCCAGCAGGGACAGGTCCAGATCCTGTGCCGTGTTGATGGCCGTCTCCTGCTGGTATGCGGACACGGCAACGATATTATGATTGGCTCTGATGGATCGCATTATTTAAGTTTCCTCCTCTGTCGTTGTGCCGGATGTTCTGATTGTTTTAGCCGGGGATTGGGTTGGCTTTTGGGCCTTTTTGCCGGTGCTGATTTTTTCAAACCGGTTTTCATACCCTGACGGGACCTTGGGATAGGATTTCCCCCGCCGGTATGTTTTGCCGGCATCCGGACCATCCACCATCTCAAACCCTTCCTGGCCTTTTTTCAATTGATACATTTAATCCTCCCTGAAATATTGATATGGGATTATTTTACGCAGCAGTAATGCCTTTTCTCGGTACATCAGACGTGAGGGGTCTTCATTGCCCGGCACCACATCCTTGACATATCCGTCCAGGAGGTAACCATCCAGTGCGGCATGCACCTGCCAGGTCAAAGATAGGATTTTCCGGATAGACGCCTCTTCCCGGGCCACCTTTTCATATACGATGACATCCACATTCATGGTCAGCTCCGTGACTCCGCCGGGCAAATCCGAGCGCAGCACCTTGCCGTCCTTAAGACCGATGCAGGGGAACCCGGCACTCTTGGGGATCACATCCGGGTCCAGGGATAAAAACACATCCGGTTCCCGGATGCCGTCAATCGTTCTGAGCGTTGTCTGTATGGCCGTTATCAGTCCTTCCATTTACACCCTCCCTAAAACAACATAGTCCGCCACAGTCTTCTGGAACTCCAGGATATCCTCCTGGTTAAAGCCCAGGAATTCTCGCTTGGGGATTTTGACCTTATGACCCCGCCCGGCCATGCCGCCCCTGTTATGGATAGCCGCATAAATCCGGCTGGCATAAACGCCGGTACTCTCCTTGTCCGCATGGGGATGAACCAGGCGCAGGTATCCGTCCTGGTGCAGGATTTTGTCAATTTTGTTCTGTCTTGCCTTCCTTGCCACGGTCACCGGGGACAGCGGTGCCCATTCTGATCCGTCCGGTGCCTCTTCCGCCTTGAACCGGTCATCGGTCCGTGTCACCATATAGTCTGCATAGGATTTCATCACCGGGGTCATATCCGCCACCCGGCCGATGGATTGCTTGACCAGCGCCTGCAACTCTTCGTCATCCCATTTATAGGCAACCCCGTCACCGGCCATGTCAGTATCCCCTCATGCTGTTCCGGGAAAAAACCCGGCCATCAGATGTCATCCGGACCATATCCGTTCCGCCGGATGTGGATTCATCCACCCCAGGCAAAACCGCCTTTCCCGCAGCCAGCTTTTCTATAAATTTCACCGCATCTTCAAATTTTTTCCGGATCTCTTCAGCGGCAATGCCGCGCCGGGAAGATATCTTGTATATGGCAATATCACAGGCAGCCCCGTTGATCACAGCCGGTACCGGGTCCATGGGCACGGTATACCGGACTGCCAGATAAGCATCCACCAGTGACCCGGCATCGGCAATGGCTTTGTCCACAACTTCCGTATTCACGACCCCGGAATCATCATCATCCGAGAACCGGATCACGTCATCTTCATCCATGGTATGCTGGATATCTTCCAGGGTGCAGTAAGCCATGGCTATTTATTCCCGTTCTTCCAGATCGCCCAGGCCGCATCCCGCTGCTCAGAGGTGATACTGAACCCCAGGATCGCTTCCATGGCACCTACAGACGGTGCCCCGCTGCTAATGGTATTGCCGTCTTCAATGGCCTGACCGGCGGCGGCGGCCATGTCCGTCAGGGGTGGCGCGTCCGTATCTTTGGTTTGATCCTCCTGGGCCGCATCATCTTCCTGGGTTTCTGTCTCGGACTGAATCTTGTCCTCATCCACCACCCCGGCCACCATGGTAATTTCCGGATCAGCGTCAAGCTGCTCAAGTTGTTCCTCGGTAAAATGATCGTCGGCAAATTCCCGGCCCTTACGGGTATGCACCTCACCGCACCGGCGGAACCCATCCCTGCGCGATTGAATAAAAGTCGTCATGTCCTCTCCTTTATATTACCCGGGAGGGTGAACCCGCCCGGGCAAAGTCTAAATCATCGGCCTATGCTGCCCCGCCTATGTTGTCCCAGTAGACCCGTAGCAAAGCTGCCAGAATCCATATCCGGCCTCAGCCTCTGCTTCGCAACCAAATTTGTATTCCCCCCGCATGAACACATCATCCGCTTCCGGGTTCACCTGGGAAACAAAGTGCGGCTTTTTGGTCTCCTGATAGATAAACGGCTTCACCGGCCGGGTGGTGTCCAGCAAGAACCAGGCAGTGCTTGAACTTAACCGGCCATCCATAACCACCTCAAACATGCCCCGGTAAGGATTTGGGGTGTCATCCGCCAGTTTTTCATCGTTGGCCAGGCATTTTGCCGTGATATGCAGCGCCGGCGGCACCAGCAGAACATTAGGCCGGATATTCAAACTGCGGCCTTCATCGTCTTTAAATTCATACATGCCGATTAAGGCCACGCCAATGGATGCGTCCGCTGCCACCCGGGTCGCATTGGATAGCGCCACCGTGCCTTTATTGCTCACAGAAGAGACATTGCCTTCCGGGCCCACCGGGTGATCCGTGTCGCAGTAGTATTGCTTGTCATAGCATGGCTTGGTAAATGCGCCGTTCACAGCCTCATACACCAGCTCATCAGGAAATTCCCTGGCAGCCATGCCCGCATTCTGGGCCTGGGGCTGATAAATGCCCAGCTGGTCCCGTTCAATGTGTTTGCGCTTCACAGATACCGTGGCTTCAAAATCCCGGGCCTTGATCGTGTAACCAAAGGCCTCCAATGCCTTGATGGTCTTATCCCCGATCCATGCCTTCATTTTGGGGAAATTGCTCAGCCAGGCATAATCCACCTCACCTGACGGCGCAGGCACTTTCATGGCAATCTTCTGCCAGGTGCTGGGCGCTTCGGAAAACGCTTTGTTAAATATGGCCTTGAGCGTGACAAAGACCGAGTTAATGCTTGCTTGATTGATCAGCATGATATTTTCCTTTGCGATTTAAAAAAATTTTAGTCGATGTCTACCCAGACCCCGTCTGATTCCACCGCGAGAACAATCCCGACCACTACGTCGTTGGTGGCTCCTGCTGCCGTGGTCAAAAAAACGGAGTCTTCCACATATGCGATGCCCCCCACATTAGCCTGGGCAAGTGCGGCCGTGGATGAATTCGCTAGTTTGAATGCGTTTTGACGCCGGATAACCACTGTCAAATCCCCGGCAGCCCCGGCAGAGTTATCCACAGTCTCCTGGGCAACCCCCATGGCAACATATCCGGCAGTATCACCCGCCGGAACCGCATACCCTGATGAATTAACCGCTACCAAGTGCCCGGCCTCGATCTTTGTAGACGCGGCTACAGGCATCCCGATTTCAATTCCGTCTTTTCTCGGGGTATTGCGATCAGCCATGCTTCACCTCCAGTCCGAATTTTTTAAGATCTTCTATATCCAGGTCCATCTGGCCGGCTACAGCCAGATCGGTCTCAGTCAACTCCCCAGGCTGTGCCGTTTCCGTTTTCCCCGGCAGTTTGCCCACAGGGATAGCCTGGGGCGCCTTGGCCACATACTGCCCAAAGCCGTCCGGATCTTTAGTGGCATAGTCCAGCGCCCATTCCTTCTGGGCCGGGATCACCTTGCCCTTGGCAATGGCAGCCGCAACCGCCTCCCGGGCATCCCTGGCCGCCAGGTCATCTTTGAGCGCCTGGAAATCAGTCGCAGAAACCGAGGTCTGTTTTTCTTGTTTCAGCACATTGATGGATGCCACCACCGTGGATTCGTTGGCATCCTCGGCCAGATCCAGTGCGGCGATTACCGCCTTGGATACGATCTCCATGCTTTTTTCATCCGGCACCGCAATGTCCAGCTTGGCAACAGCGGCCAGAATTTGTGCGTCCGTGGCATCTTCTTTGAGCCCCAGGGCCGCGATCAGTTGTTTACGATCCATAGGATCCTCCTTTGGTTGGTCCAACCCGGCTTCAAGCTTTGCCAGAATAGGGGTCAGATGTTTAGTTTTAGGGGTATTGGTCAGGGCGACACTGTGCAGCCCGCATATGCGCTTGTCTGATTTTCGGACAAAGAAAACAGGTGAAAAATACCGGTACTCATTTTTAGCTAGGTATTGGGCCGCCTTTTCGTTCCATTCCACCCGGGCCTTGATGCCCACGCCCTCCTCCCAGATTAGTTCTTTTATCCACCCGGCTGCCGGGGCTTCCACATCCTTGAGTGTCTGATGCTCATAATCAAAAACAACCTCGTTGCCCATGCCCGCCACATGGCCCTGAACCAGGTCAAAGGCTGTTTTATCCACAAAGAACTTTACGCCGTCCGCAAGTTCTCCCCAGCCCGCCTTAAACAGCAGCATCCATTCGTCATCATCCCGGCTGATTTTGGCAATGAGCATTAAAATTTTGTACATTGAATCCTCCTTTTATGCGCCCCGCAGAAAGTTGCTGCCCTGGCCCACGTTGTAATCCCATCCCGGATCAATCCCCCGGGGCACCTGATGGACCTTGCCTTCCCGGTCTGTCCATTCCAGGTACTCAATGGCCGGGGACTTGTCCGGAGCGTTCTTGTCCAGCTTGGCCAGATCCCGTTCAGACAGCGTCACCACCCGACACTTACACCCCCAACCGTTTGGCGGATAATGGGTGTCCCACCATGGATCATCGTGCCGCAGGATCAGGCCATCCCAGGCCAGATGCTGTTCCCGGGGATTGATAGAACCCCCATGGCGATACTGCCAGTAAGGCCGCAGCGCCGTGACATCTGGATCTGACATTTGCCGGTACCGACCGGCCTGGTAAGCACAGCGCAGGTTGGTGTCATAAATCACCTTTGATCGCCAGTTCCGGCCACCTTTATAGACCCAGCCGAACGCCTCAACAGCCGCATCAAAGTCATCCCGGAAAACCGCCAGGGTAGTCCCTTCGGCAATGGCCCGGTCAACAGCGGTCCGCAGATCTTCAAGCAGCTCTTTTTCCATGGCCCCGGCAACGGTGAACGCCTTGGTATGCATCTGCTTCCACAGATCGTCCCAGTGCTCAGTGGTCATGGATAACTTATCCCGGAAATAGGTAATGGCCTCGTCAAATGGCCTGCCCCCATATTTTTTTAGTATTTCAGACATCGTTCATCACCTCATACCGCCCCATGAGTTCAGCGACTGCCATGGCCTTGGCAATCAATTCACCCAAATCGCCTGGTTCCAGATCGGAAAACGTCTGGGAAAGCATGGATTTCATCTCCTGGATGTCATGGGCGGATGCCATGATTTTTTCGACCTGGGTCAGGGTACCCTGGATATGATCATCCGCCTGGGTGCCAAGGTTGTTAGAAACCATATCGAGAAATGCGAGATTTTCATTTCTCGCATGGTTTGGAGACTTCGCAACCACATACCGCTTGGATGATACCGGCGCGCTTACAGGGATGCTTTTTGCCCGCAGGCATTCTTCGCCTTTCTGGGGTTCGGGAATGCTGTATTTTTCCCTGACATGGGAAACCGGGATATCCATCCGGTCGGCAAATTTATCCAGCAGATCTGCATACGCCGCCAGATCCTCTTTTTTAAACTTGCCCGTATACTTGGGTACCGGTGTGTCCCATCCCCAGTTAAAGCCCACATAGGGCCGGATAAACTGGGTCCGCACCGTGCTGGCAATGGCCCTGGCATCAGCGTTAATCAGATCGTGGCGCACATCGTTATGGGTGTTGGCAGCGGCATAGGATCCTTTGCCGTCCACGTCAGCGGTCAGGGTGCCGCCCAGGATGGCTTTAGACATCTCCTTGTTGCCAAATCCGGCCAGATCCTTATACAGGTCCGTGGACACAGACCCATTTGACCCGGTAACAAATTCAATTTCCGTGGATCTGGAAATAATGCCGGCAGCATCATGACCCAAGGTTCGGACCGCAATCTCCAGGGCATCTTTATCAGCTTCACTAGCCACCGGATCATACTTACCCAGGCGCAGCGGCATGCCGTAAACATCACAAAAGATCACCCAGTCTTTGATCGCATAATTCTTAAACAGATACCACCAGGTGCAGACCCGGAATATCCCGGACCGGGTAGGGTGCCCGGACCGGCCACCATACCGGTGCATCATCATGCTCCATGCCGGTATATCAACCCCCAGGGGATCGTCATCAGTGATCAGCAGCGGCACGCTTGATAGAATACCTTCCCGGTCCGCAAACCGGAACCGTTTATGCTTGATAAAATCGAACCGCTGCACCCGGGCCTGCCCCTCTGACATATCCCAGCCCATCTCCATGGCACAGAACCCGAGACCCATGGCATCCTGCATACTGATCAGGATGTCAGGCCAGTCTGTAATGCCGTCCATCATGGCCTGGACATCCTCACAGACCTTGACGTCCCTGGCATCCTCAGTGGCCGGTGCTATAGTAAAGTCCGCATCCAAAATAACGTTTTTGCGCTTGGACGTTTCCCCGATGATATGGCCGTCCCGCTCCTGCATCTGTTCAAACAGCTCTGCCTGCCGGCCCACGTCCCCGGCATCAGCATCCTTGAGCAGCCGACCCAGCCGTTCCGGGGTCAGGCCGTCCGCCACATAATCTCTATATGCATCGGTTAGAGGGGCCGCAGCCAAGGGACGCCTGGCCGGTTTTTTCTCCGGCCGGTTATAAGGTCGGCCAAACTGATCGAAAATTGTCACCATTACCAGGCTCCTCTTGTGGCAAAACGCCGTTTGGTGGTTGTTTTGTATTCCGTTTGTCCCTGGGGCTGGGATGCGGCATGGACCGCAAGGGCAAGCGCCCAGAATCGGTCACTATGGCCGTTCGCCCCCCGGTCTGCCTCGAACCGAATGTTGCTGGCGGCAGTCGTCACTTTTTTGATGCCTCGCAGATCCGCCCGGATCTGGTCATCCTTGGGGATCTTGACAGCCTTATCCTCGAATAGCGCCCGGACCGGATACGCCAGTTCTTCCTTGATCTGTGCCGAGAACCTGACAGCCTCGACACGATAGGTGCCGAACTTCTCCTGGGTGCGTTCGGCAAACTGCATACCCAAGCCGGTGGAATCAATGCATGTACGGCGGATAGCCGGATTGGCCAATAGATCATATAAAACAGACTCCTGTTCTGAGAACGTTTTGTTTTGAAGGGTGATAAGCTTGCGCGTGAAAAATTGTCCGGTGATCCGCTCCAGTATCCACATGACCGTCAAATCGCTTGTGCGGCCTATATCAACGCCCAGGTAAAGCTCCTTTTCCGTACCGGTTAGCTGCCAGGCATCCTGGGGCCGGTACTCACAGGCCGCGATCATGTCGTAGGAAAGAAATGCCCCGGCATCGTCAGCCGGGCAGCACATGTACTCCTGGAGAAACTGCTCTTCAGAGGCGCACCCGGACCGGATAAAATCAAAGTATTCCTGTTCATCCATATCCTGGCGTTCATCCCCGTCCGGCAGGCTGGCCTGGAGTTTGTACAAAAATCCCTGGTCCAGGGCGTCCTGCAAGGTCACGGTATGCAGGGAAAATCCTTTGGGGTTGCCCCGGTGTTTGACATCCTCCACCAGCTCATTAAAGAAATTGGCAGAGCCACGATGGGTGGAGACAATTTCAAGCTGTCCGCCCCAGGTGATGCCCGGGTAAGCAATGGTATAGAGCTTACGCGGATCAGGATGCAGTGCAAATTCGTCCAGGACACGGCCCCCGCGTTTGCCTGCCTGGGCATCGGCGTTGGAACTCATGGAGTGGATGCGTTTGCCGTTGACAAAGGCCAGCACATAGGCGCTGATCTTTTTGTCTTCATCAAGAAAGGCACAGCCAAGGTCCCGGGCCGCTGCATTAAGCATCCCGGCAAATTTTTTACAGTCCACAAGAAACAGTCTGGCCTGGATATCATCCCGGCTTGAGATCCACTGATCATGCAGATTTTCCACCGCTGCAGTACGCTCGACACAGGCAAAGGCCGTACCCCAGGAGATACCGATCTGCCGTGATTTTTCCATGATCTTGAGCCGGGACTTGTCGTCAATCCAGGCCCGCTGGAACGGCAGAAAAATCCGTTCCAGATCATTGGGTATGTTCTGTGCCCGGCCCATTAGAATTTAATCATCTCCCGAATCTCTTTAATGCGTTCAGCAGGCATGCCCCGCTTGATACCTTCGGCTTCAATATTTTGTGCAGCCTCTTCAATGGCCAGTCGCCTGATCTGATCTTCCCGATCCAGGGTGATCTTGCTGGCCCGCTCAATACGCTGGGAGATCAATGCCACCTTGTTCAGCGTATCTACATCCACATCACCGTCATTAAGTACCAGGTTAAAAGATAAGGTTTTTACAAGCTCGGTCACGGCCCGACCCAAATCCGTGCCGCTGTTCTCCCCTAAGCCGCCCACAAGGGCGTTAGCTGCCTGGCGGGCCTCGCGCATCATGGCACCTTTTTCTTCCACGGCCATGGCGTATCTGCCCAGGGCTGACTTGGATATGGGCTTCTCTCCGCGTACCTCAAGCACCGGATTGACAGCATCCAGGATCTTTGTCTGGGTCAGCCGTCGGTCCCGCAGGGCCGCGTTGAGTTCCACCCGCAGATCTTCGGGCAACTGGTCAATGGAAGAGGGCCGCCCCCGGCCCTTGCGTTTCCTGGAATTTGCCATGCCTTACCGCCGTTTCATCCTAGGGGTTGGCCGTCGCACCCCCGGGATTGTCACCCGGCCCAGGGCCGTATCCAGGCCGCGTGTCGTGAGCGTGGCCACCACAATGCCGGGATCATCATCCAGATCTACCAGCCCCTGTTCAGCCAGCCATGACAGCTCCGTGCGCACCCGGTCCCGGGACGGCGTAAACCCGTAAGGTTCGGTACCGTCGGCCAGGATGGATTCATTGAGCGAATAACCGGCGCTTTCCTCCATCAGCCGCAACAGCGTGATCCGTAAATGCTGGGATATGGTATCGTTCAAGCTCATAATCTCTTCTCCGATTTCAGCAGGTGGTCCAGGATCATATCCACAGACCCGCCGATGTTCTCCAGGGAGCCCTTCATCTCAGAGACCTGGTCTGATACTTTATTAATTCGCGCATACACCTTTGCCAGATCGTCATGGCCGATCTGGGTCTCTTCCAGCCGGGTCACCCGTGTGTCCACCGCCCGGATCTCATCCTTGACTTCGGCAATATCCTTGCCCTGGGCTTTGTCTTTATTGCTGATCCAAACGCCCACCCAGACAACAACATTTATCAGGGCCGAAACTACCAGGAACCAAAACTGCCATGCCTTGTAATCAATCAAGTGCCTGACTCCTTAGGCTATAAGGCCCGGCAGATACTTCCCGCCGCTGTAAGTCATCACCCGGTTACGATTGTTCCCGGCCCGGTAACTGACATGCACCCACCCGGAATTAAGCACCCCTGGCGTGTAGCACTCCAGAATAAGCTGATCAAAAACAAGATTGTCCTTGATCCAGACGGCCAGATCGTAGTTGCCCACCCCGGCGATTTCGAAATCTACGGCCTCACCCAGAGGGTGCTGGGATTTTGCAGACCCGCCCACAGCTTTATTCAGTTCCGGACTGCGATACCCGGAACTGGGCCGGATCGGCACTCCGAAATGCAGCCGCACCGGCTCCAGGATCTGCACACAGATATCGCGTAGCTTTGGGATCACCTCATCAGGCGGGGTATTATCAATGCCCTTACGGGCCGCTGTCCGGGACCGAATCATTTCATACAGGGAAAAATGTTTGGAAAGCTGTCTGGCGTTGGTATCCATTGTCGTTGTCTCCTGGGGAAGCCTCCCCCGAAAAATTTACGGTAATGGATACTTTTTAGATAAAATATTGGCTGAATAAAAATAACGGGTTTCAAGAAAATGCAGAAAAAAACGGCAGGAAAACCGGGCGGCCCGGAACAGGCCACCCGGTTGTAGGGGCAACCCCCTGTGGTTGCCCTTAAATCCATGTGGTTGCCCTAAAGGGCAGGCACAGGGGCCTGCCCCTACATGCCCACATGGGGCAATGGGTTATGCGGTCAACCGGGCATCCGCCGACCGGATTTCATTATAAATATGATCTAAAAAACCATACAGCCCGGATATGCCTTCACTGGACAGATACAGGTTTTCCTCATGTTCCATGCATGCCACGATATCGGCCAGGCACCGGACCTTGACGGCTACGCTCTCCAGGATGTCCCTGGCGTTTAGGTTCTCTTGGTCTGGGCTGCTCATACGGCACAACCTTCCAGGACCGCCGGTCGCGCTTTCTCGACTTGTTCGTATTGCTCAGGGAATAGCCGTTTAAAGGCTGCCGTGTCACGGCGTTTGCACTCCAGTTCGCCTTCCAGCAGCATCTGGCGGAAAAACACAGACTCCGGTTTGATACCAAGCGTCGCCATCTTTTTCAGCACGCCAGAGACAAACTGAGTGCTTTTGCCGATCACCCGGCCCGTCTCTGCATGGGTCAATTCCATACCCTTGCAATGCTTGATTTTTGCCCAGTAAGGGGTAACTGACAGGAGTTTGCCCTGAAGACTCTTGATTTCAGCGTTGGCCTGGCGTAGCTGACGGCGGGTGAATTCGTAGTTGTCAGCCATGATTTCCACAGAATTTGCCTGATTGATCTTGATCTGTGATTCCATTTGATTAAATGCTGCGATATAAGCCTCTTTGAACCGTACCGCTTTTTTGCCGTTATATCCCATAGCCAGGATGGTAAACCCGTCACGAGTCATGTTGTGTTTGGGTTTTTTCCGGTTCCATTCGTCGAAATAAGAGGTCGCCTCAAAATTGAGGGCACCAAATTCTTCAGAGCAGGCAAGGTTTTTGATGTCCCGAAGCACATTATAATGCTCTTTGCCGAACACCTTGGCCACGGCCAAAGAATCCGTAAATATCTTGCTGCCCTCAACAAATACAATGCCATCTAAATTGGATTGAAACTTAACAACGTCACTCATGATAAACTCCTTGTGAAAAATATTGAAAAATTCCGCCGGAATCGTCGCGAAACAAAAAGGGCGGACCATGCAGGTTCGCAACCCGGCCACAAGGCAACCGGTGGGGACGTACCCCCCTGCACAGCCCGCCCAAAAATTCATGGGAAAGGATGTGTTGTAGACAAAAAAACCGCCATGAGCGGCGGTCTGTTGTCCGCCCTGTGTGCACGGGTTGCGACACCCGGCCCGGTGAATATGCACCGAACAGGGTAACTATACGCAATATTAAAATATTTTGTCAACATCCTTTGCCTTTTTTGCCGAATATGTAGGGGCAGGCCCCTGTGCCTGCCCCCTCCCTGTGATTGCCATCAGGGCAGGAACAGGGGCCTGCCCCTACTGATCAAAACAACTCACCCTGTGTCTCGCGAACCGTAGCCCGGCACCGGCGCTCATCCCTGATAATCTGCCGGGTTCTGGACTCGCTCAGCCCATGCTTCACCGCCACTCGCTTATAGTTGCCGCAGGCCCGGAAATCATCATACATCTGACGATAAACAAACTTCCGGGCCAACGTCTCCAGTTTCGGCACATACAACTGGCACCCGGCAAACCCGTACACAAGATCCAAAGCCGCCTTCAGCCCGATCCGCTCGGCCACCTCCCGGTACTCATCCGGCAGATCCTCCAGTTGTATGTCTTCAGGGTTGATCATATTTATGCGCAGGCCCTTATGTTAAATCAGTCAAACAACCGGCCCTGGGCATCCGCCCGGTCCTTCAAAACCGGCTGCACAGCTTTCTTCATCCGCCGCCAGGCCCCCTAAACCGCAGCAAAATCAAGGGGTATCAACCGGGCCGCACCATCCTGCCCATCCCGCTGATAAAACCGTATATACCGTTTTGATCCGGTAATCTGGATACTGTCCGCGATCGCCTTCATGGCCCGTTGCCACAGCTCGTTTTCAATCTTATGCCGCCGCAGATCCAGCACCTTCCCGGTATTGATTTTACCTTCTTTATCCACCTGAAACGCATCGGTAATGATGATTTTCAGTTCCTTGGGGATATCCTCGGACCACTCGTTGAAGCACTCATCAATCAATGCCTTTGCCGCATGGAGCCGTTCATCAAACACAAGAAAATCATGGATCTGAACTTTTATCTCAAGAGAATGATCATAGCTGCGCAGGGTTAAATTCCCCTTTTTGCCACCCAACGGCGCGTTATATTCCATGGCCGAAAGATCAACAAACGAGTCAATTTCAGCCATGGCCGTCTCTCTGAATGTCTTCAATGCCTCATGGATCTCAAGCCCATTTTTTACGAGTTTCCGGACCAGATCGTCCCTCAGCTTGTCTACCTCTTCGACGTTTTCCACGGGAACCAGCCGCCCCTTGTGGTCCTTCATATAATTTTCAGGATTGATACTCATTGGTTAAGCCTCCTTATATCCTTTCAAAACGGTACGTGTTCATAATCATGCCCACTCCATGACAGCACCAATTGGACGCTTCAGGTCCATATCCTTGCTGTAAACAGACACCGCCGTATTAGTGAAATGGTCCACGGTGATAATAATATTCAGCCCGGTATGCCAGTAGATGGTTAATGATTTATAATAGCCCGCACGGGTTATAAACCTGAGCCCTTTCTGTATCCGCACGGCCTGGCAGATCATCTGCCGGATGCCCGCTGATCTGGGCTCACCGCCCACGCGCCGTTGCCAATTTTTAACAAAATGTTTTGACAGTTTAAGCATGTTCCGCTTTGCCCTCCTTTCTCTTCCGATTCTGGTGGTAAATCATCATCTTCAACACCTTGTGCAGATCCTCCGCATCCATCCATTGCACGGTATCCACGCCGAATCGCTTCTGTGCAATACCGTCCACATACGCCCAGGGCAGATCCATATCCAGTAAAATAGCCTCCAGCTTTGCCATGAGCTCCCGCTTGCTCGGCGGCAGCCCGGACACCTTCCTGGGCCGCTTGCGCGGCTTGGAAGTGGTCCGGAACCCAAGCGTCTCAAACCGACCCATCACCTTGTTGAACGTGGCATCGTTCAGTTCTTTGGATGAGGCAGCCCCGACACTGGAAAGCAGATCCCGGTATTCACCATCGCTCATGCCCACCTGGGCCTTGGCAATATGGATTACCGCCTTCTTTGAATTGCTGATCATGATCCGGCCTCCTGATCTGGATACAGGTCCTCCCCCACCAGGGGAAAAAGGTCATTGCCAAGGGCCATACGTTCAACGCCGGCATGCATCTCCTCTTGCGCTTTGAGCATACCCATCAGTTCTCCAATGGTGATATCATGCAGCCGTTTACCGGTATTATGCGCCCGGGCAGCCATGCCTTCCGACGCCCAGTATGCCATGTCGCAGATGCCGCCGATTTCAACCGACGCAACCAAAAGTTCATTGTGTAGATCATTTACAGCTAACCGCTTCACATCGTCCTCTTCTTTGAGCGAATCATCCCACGGTTCCCACCTGTTTTCAGCCATGGTTCACCCCCCCCAGCTTCAGGCAGCCCTTGTCCCGCACATTCCAATTATCCATGGCCAGCACGGATTTTGACCCACACTTCGGGCATGGATTGCTCATGCACGACGCATCCCATATATGGCCGCAGTCAGCCTCAAGGCAAACCATGGTGGTCATAAACGTAGCTTTTTTTGACTTCTTGCCTGGCCGAAACCAACCCGTAACGATTCTGTTCATATTCAGCTCCTTTCTTGACAAGGGCAGCCGGTATGGCTACCCTTGATTTGCAACCTTTTCAAATTGCGTTAAGGCCTGGATCACGATGCTTCAACATCGCCAGGCCGTTTCTTTTCATCAAACTTTTCCATGGGCGTGGAAAAATACGCTCTGCTGTTCGGATCAAACAGATAAAAGCACCGGCCCATTAACGGGGCCAGTTCCCCGGCATCCTCGGCCACGGTGTAAACCAAGGGTGCGCCGGGCTTGTTTTTAGTATTTTTAACCCGATCCCCGATAAGCAGCCCGGCCCGCCGAAGCAGGGCAACATACTGCCTGGTAGTGGTGGTATTTGCCAGGTTCAGCTCAAGCAGATCATCTATCTCAAACCGTTTCAGTTCACGGATGGCAATCCACAGCCGTTTTTCAGGCCCATGATCGGCCATACTGGTTCTCACCCCGGCAACGTCAGTCAGCACAGGAGCCTTGGACGCATTGGGATCAAACTGCCGCCGTCCCTCCTGGGTCAGCCGCCACAGCTTCTTTTGATGGTCCATACCTGCCCGGACAATAAACCCGGCAGCCTCATACGCCTTGACCTTATTAAACACAAAAGAGGTACTCAAGCCGGCAAGCCGCTCCAGCAGCGCATAGGAAAAGGTCCGGTTCACGATCATGGCCCGCTGCAGCTTCACCGCCTTGTGCATTATTTACTCCTCCCGGGTGCCAACCGGCGGTTAGGCAAAAGCTCGATCAGCTCCAGGGTCACATCACTGGTTTCATTGGCCCGGGCCACACGCTCCAGCTCCACCATATCGTTGTACAGCAGCCGGAAACTGCCTTTGCACCGCTTTAAAAGCCCATTGGCCGCCTGGGCATCCACCTTGATGCCGCACGCCTTCAGCCCGAACAGCACCACATCATCCACAATCACCGGCCCGAAATTCACCACCCGGGTCACACGCTGCCAGATCCTGGATCGGGCCTTTAGCTGTGCATACAAGGTGGGCTCTCCGATCAGCACCACAGGGCACCCGGTCTCATCGTGGATATCCCGCAGATGCTCAACCAGACGAATGTTCAGCCGGTCCGCTTCATCAATCAGCAGCGCCCTGGGCCGCTGGTCCAGCTCTTCGATAATGACGCGTTTAGCCCGGTCCACCACGCCCGGATTCATGCCGTTAAGATTCCGGCACAGGGCCGCCAGCATGGCCCGGGGGGTCCAGTCCTCATACACACGGATATAGGTTACATCTTCATGATTAACGGCATACTCCTTGGCAGACTCCGACTTTCCCCGGCCTGCCTCGCCCCAGGCCACCATGAACCCGGGCTGTCCCTTTTCCGTATCCCGGACCACGCCCAGGGCTTCCCGGAATGCAATGACACGGGATGTGACGATAAATACGTTTTTCATTCAACCTCCTTTACAATTACAAAATTAGCTTCAAGTCATCGAACCGCTCCCGGTAGTTATCCCACCCGGGTGCCGCCTCAAAAGAATCCATAAACAATTTGTCTTCAGTCTCTATCTCCCGGCCATGCTCATGCACCAGCCGAAAACACCATTCATACCGGTCAAATTCCGATGCCCAGAACTTGGGCCGGGGAATCTCAGGTTCAACAGCCATATCCGCCTCGGTCTTTTCCACCAGCTTGGCAATCCGTTCGATCTCTTTTTCAGCCACAGGTTCCGGTGCAGATTCTTTCCCCGGGAGCGCGGGCGTCCCGCCCGCACCTAATGCCGGAGCGCAACCCTGAACCGGTGCCTTCTCTTTGGGAATTGCCACATCAATGGCGTCAAGATACGTGTTGCCGACGTCCCCGCGAAACCCGGCCAGGGCGGTAAGCTGCGTCTGTCTCTTATACACATCTGACGCTGCCGACGAAGAGGATAG